CAAATAAATCTGATATTGTAATTGTGCTACCGTAAAAAGTTAATCTATACGTGTGAGCTTTATTGTCTTTTTTTGTTGCACCCTCTAACTTTATTTTGCCTTTCTTAAATAGTTTATAATTTAAATGTAGTTCGGCATCCTTTTTAAATCTTGCATCGAACCCAACGATATATGGGTCGTGAAAGTGTTTAAAAATTTTGTTATTGTTCTTGGAAGCAGGTACGTTAAAAGTTCTCGAAAAGTCAGTAAATACTTTTTCAATATCCATTACATCTTGAATGGATTGTGTTAAAGTTACCGATTCATCATCAAATAAATCTACTTCCTGACCCTCAACATAAAGCTGTAAATTCAACATTTATCTCACGTTGTTAATTTTATTAAATGCAAAATCAAAATCAATAGTGTAATTTGATAATCTATCGTTAAGACTTGTTTTGAAAGTTAATGACTTTGTTTTGGGTATTATCGGAAGGGTTTGTGATTGGTATCTTATCCAAACGTTTTCAGATAAAAACAATTCCTCAATTACGGAATTACTATCCTCATTTATAAAACCTGTGTTTAATGTGATGCTTTTTCTTGCATTTGTGTTATACCTTTCCTCTTGTCCTTTATAATTAGGGTAAAAACTACCGCCATTAATAGATACCGTATTCCTTTTAAACTTTTCATCCGTTACATTAAATGATTCGGTTGATTTTTTAAAGAAATATAAGTCTTGATAAGCACCGTATTTGTTTACAAATGTTACTTTATAAGGCGTGTATTTAGGTTCGCATACATTATATACCTTTACAGTTCTTAAAAGCGTTGTATCGTCTGTATCATAAACCTGAATCGTGCTACTGTTTGAGGGTATTGTAATGTATTGCAACTTTTGATTTGTATTATCATTGTCTGTAATTTGAGTATCTACACTATCAATAGTTACCTTACCAACACCTTCGGCATAAATAGGCAATTTACCCTCAACGTTTTCAGGCAAATAAATAGTATTAGCGGTCATTAAAAGATTATCACTCAATATAGGGTTTATTTCATCTTCAAAATACCCAAATCCATCTACTGCTAAATAAGTATTGGTAACTGGACTACCGTACGTATAAACAACTCCCGCATCATCAATCAATGTTACTATGGTTGTAACCCAAACGCACTTAGATAAATAATCGTTATTAAATGTAACGTCTATATAATCCCTTACAAGTTCGCCAATTTCAAATGCGACATTTGTGTCCGTTCCGATAACGCTCTTTTGTATTTCGTATTTCAAATCAGTAGATGTATAACTCCCTGATATGCCCGAATAAATATATATTTTTAAGTCTGCCGTTTTAAATGCCATTATGCTAATCTTTGAAAAGTTACCTCCATTAAATTAATTGCCCATACTTCTGTAATCAACCCTGTTGTTTCAATTTTTACCCAATAAGTTACACCACCTGCCGCTTCATCTATTTGGTCTAAAGTTAGATTTCTTGGGAATTGCATTTTACTCACCATTATATAGAATCCTCCTGTTGGGTTTATTTGGTCTGATAATAATGGGAATAAAATAGGTTGTCCTAAGGGGAGTCCTGATGCATAAGTACCAACATTATCAGCAATATTATCACTCACTAAATATAACACAAACATGGGTGGGAGTATTGTTCTGCTTCCGCTATTTAAAATATATTCTAAAACCCTATTATCAAAATTAGGTATATTGCCTCCACCTGCAATACCATTAGGATAAGCCTGATTAAATTGGTCTATTGTTAAGAAAGCAAAATCACCACCAAATTCCCAATGGTTGTAACTATAATACCACAATTTATTCCCTGTTGTTGGTTGAGCAGATGAAGGTTGTATCATCGTTACAGGACAAGATATATTACTACCTCCACTATTTGCATATCCTGATGCTGGGGGAGTTATTTGAAATGTTACCGTTCTTTGTGTATCAACAGAAACTGATGAAAAAGACAAAGGACTAAAAGACGCAATAGTTCCCACGTTTGTTTGACCTACTTTTATTGTGCCATTCTCTGCTATCGCTTGATTGGTTAAAGTTGCAACCTCACAAGTAAACTCTGGTAATGAAGTTGATGATTGTGTGAAAGTCTTAAAACACTCTACCGTTGCCCCTCCGTTGGTATATCCTACACCTGTTGGTACGGTTATATCAAAATACAAAGTTACACTTCTTGCGCTTCCTGTATTGTTTGCGGGATAGCTTGTAATGGTTGTACCTCCTGATGTGTCTTTAACGGCGGTTATAGTACCATTTACAGAAGGATTTGTAATCACTCCCGTATTTGATATACCACCACCTGTCAAGTAAGCATAATTACAATCATAGGTAACATTAGCCGATAATGTTATGGATATTGATTGAGTTGCATTACACGTCAAAGGATTGCCATCGGAAGCCTCTACAAATATATTAATCACCCCTGTTTTATTTAAAGAATATATATTTAGGGTATTATATCCTATTGATGTCGATACAAATGTAGTATAACTGTTAGTAACACTATAACTTGATATTGGGTCTGCTCCTGCGGTAAAATAGATTGAAAGGTCTATACTTACTGAATCCCCTCCCGTGTCTAATGATTGACTTGGAATACTACCATTTAAAGTAACTCCACCTGTACACACGTAAGCAGGTTGGGTAACAGTATCGGAACAGTCGATTGTTTCATTTCCTGAATTACTAAAGTTAGAAGGTATTGATATTGTAAAGGTAATTGTTCTACTTGTGCTTGATACTACTGTGCTGAATTTTCCATCAGCGAAATCAATATCGGTAGATGTATAACTCTTTATGACCCCATAATCAGAGGTCGGCAAAGTTACATTCCCGAATTGGTCTATTTGTAATCCCCTTAAATTAATTAAAGTACAGTCTAATGCAACACTTGGAAGTGCAGGTTCGCTATAATTTAAATAATAAGGACTTCTTATGTTAATTTTTGTCATCTTGTAAACTCTATAAATTCATCAATATCTAATGCAAACTTTTCAATTAGCTCTTCGGGTAGTTTTAAATATGCGTTCTCAAATGGTTTAGTAAAAAAGAATGAAGCTCTTAATCCTTTCTTATAAATACTTCTTGCTATGACATACGTCAAACTATTTATATTCCCCTCTATGCCCTTTCTCTTTATCCATTGTTGTATAGATTTTCTTGCTTCTGCATTTAACGGCATTTTCTTATACTTAAACCGACTGTCTTTACTTTTTGGGTATGTACTCTCCGCTCCCTTAACTCCTTCATCTTGATATATACCATAGTCCGCCATATAAAACTCTAAAGAAAAGCTATTAGGACTTACTTTTAATTCATATCCTAAACTACCATCTAAATCACCACTTGATGAACCTGTAATAAATTTGTTATTACGATGCCTTCTAAGGTTACCCTTTGATTGTTTTATAACAGTATTAGCAAATGCCTCTAGGGCTTGTTTAGTTTGATTAAAAGTCATTAGCAAATGGTCATATCGTTTTGTACTATCACATCAAAGGTTGCAGTCCATCCTGCAAGTTTATTCTCAAACCTATCCACAAACGGTTCACAAGATACATCACCATCTACTTGATAAAGTTCTGTATAACTATCCCCTCTTTGTAATTCGTTTATTATTCTTGTAAGTAATGCTAATTGAGTATTTAAAATATCTTGTTCATTGTCATTTCCTACAAATGCATCGGTTGTTTCTTCTTTGCTTATATCAACCATGTCCATTGCCAATATTGAAATACTAAAGGTTGTAGTCTTAGGACTAACTACTGCATTATTTACGATTATATGCGACAAAGGGAATATACTTTGTTTGTCCAAATCAACATCGTCAATGCTTCCGAATGTAATGGTCTTTACAAATGGCTCTGCATCTAATAATGTTTTTATTTTATTGGTTATGTTATAAAATCCTTTCATCTTTTCTTAATCATTGATTTCTCTAATTCTATTTTTTCTTTTTCAAAAGCTAAATACATAAACGACTGATGTACGTTTAGTTTTGTAACGTTTTCAAATCGAGTAATATCTCCTTTAGCCAATCCGTAGATAGATTGATACCATCCCCATTTTCTACCAAAGTTGCTCGTTGTTGTGTAGTCAGATTCTCTGTCATCTCCTTCGATAAATATTTCAGGGTATTTTTCAACAGTTCGTTTCTTAAACTCCAAAAAAAAACAAGCGAACCCATTACAACATCCAAGGGCATATTTTTCATCCTCTCGTCATTTTCCATTCCCGTGTAATCTTCTATCTGATACCTATGTCCTTTTTGGAACTTAACTGGTCTATACAATACAGACATCGCTTTGTGCATTGTTTCCCAATCCCCTAAAGTGTTATCGAGGTCAATGTATTCCCCTAAAGTAATATCATCAAGCTTTGGTATAAAACCGTAATCAATACCACCCATTTTGAATATTGGTATCAATGAGGTTTTAACATCAAACATTTTATTTATTTCACTTACAATATTATTTACATAAGTGTATTTTATTTTAGCAATATCTTTTAAATCAATATTACAAAATATCTCTACCATCTTATGTAATAAAAAACTCGTGCTCTCGTTTTCGCCAGTATTGATTTTGGCAAACTTTTGATATTGTCCTAAAGTTATATCAGACAATTCTTCGGGTATGTAAATATCTAATTTCATAATGTATATTAATACAATAAAATAAACGCAATTATGTATAAAAAGAAAAGGGCATCATTTCTGACACCCTAATCCCACCTTAAAACAAATCAAATGAAAAAACTTAAAATTCTTTTTTTATATATTCTTTCTTTAAAAAATCGTATGTGTATGATTTATCTTTAAACTTGTGCTTATATCTAAAATAAACCTCAACATATAACTCTCTCATTTTGTCAGACATTATCTCATTATCCTTTTTAGTCTGCTTATAAATAGTCTTTCCGTATTGATATTGGTTTTGATATTCAAGTACCAATACTTGTTTATTGTTGTTCTCAATAGGCTTAGGGTATATCCTTAAACCATTCTCCCAACACCTTACCATCATTTGTTCATCTGTTATCCTCGCCATATCCAAAATGCTATTTTAACAAAAGCATATAAAGATAGGTAAGAACATACAAAAAATATAACTGTACTTAATAATGCTTTCTTTAGTTGCTTTCTGTTTTCTTTAGAACAAATCTCTTTTTTAATAATTATGTAATCATTCATAGTATTATCGTTTTGTGTTTATATTGCTAATATATAACCTTTTTTTTAATTAACAAAAAAAACTAATTATTTTTAATAAATATGATATTCGCCCCTGTTAGCGTTACTCACTACGTCTGTGAGTATATATCGACAGGCATCGATGCAATCAGGGTGTTCGCCTGTTGGTTTAGACAAGGTATCACCATTCTTGTCTTTTGCCCATACGTACCCTTGAAGTTCCCTTTTTAAATTCCTACTTCTACTTGTAACGTATATTTCATTTTGGTTTATTAGATTGATACCAAAGTTTACAGAGTCGCTCCCTTTGGTACAAGGGTATATATTATGTCCATCTCTTCTAAGGGTTTCTATGGACTTGGGTTCTGCTTGGTCAGCGATTATATTGTCTTTTATGTTATTATGTCTTAGAAACAAGCTAACATCCCTTAAAACAGTATTGGACTTGTAAAACACTTCATCAAATATGTAGGCATCATTGTATTTGTATAATGCTATTATTGTTGTGGGGTCAGTATATCCAAAGTCCATTCCGTATCCCAATATCCTCGCTTGGTCTGGTATCTTGTCTATCTCTTTCCAATCGGGAATGCACACACCCTCTAAGCTACCTACCTCACCATCTAAATAAACCCTACACCAATTTGACCAATAGGTTGATGTCTTAGCTTTCTCCCTTGCTTTTAATAATTCTTTTACAATGCTATCAGGCAAACTGTCATTCTCTTTATATGTGAGTGTTACAAAGTCTGTATCGGGTTGCCCTATTAGTTCCTTATCTACCCAAAATAAATTAGTAGGGTTATAGTCCAACCATATTGTGCCTGATGTTCTGATTGCTAATTGTTGGTAAGCATCAAACGGAATATTATTACACTCATTTATAAATAGGTCTGTTCTTCTTGCTCCCCTTAGTTTATCAGGTTGGTCAGTACTAAAAAATTCAATATAGCTCCCATTTGTAAATATGTATTTTAAGGTACTTTTATTGAACTGACTATCCTTATACCTATTAAGACCATTTAGAATGCCTAAGAAGTCCTTTAAAGCACCTCTACGCAAGTGTGGGATGCTTTCAGATACTACGCTTATTTCTTTGTTTGGGTTTTTAATTGCATAATCTATCAGGATTGTAAGTATGCAAATAGTTTTACCTGCTGATGTACCACCTCTAACAATTCTAAGGCGGTTATTCAGTTCTCTTAATGTATCAAGTGCTTTAGTCTTTTTTACCTGCATACTAATCTACAAACAATGGCAAGTCCTCATTGATTGTAATATCTTTAGTTTCTCTTGGTTTACCTGCGTAGTAATTATAAAAGAGTTGTACGTATTTAAAATCCTGCTTTTCTAATCCTTTCATTAGAGCATCAAACGCTAACGGTTCTAATGGTGTAAGCTTTTCTATTAATGCAACTTCATCAGCTTTAGGTTTTCTACCTGCGTTTTTATTCCCTCCGTTAAACTTTCTTCTATCCATAATCAAAAAATTTCATTAATGATTCTAGATATACAATAAAGAAATCTATTCTTTGTTAAACATCAAAGCCACAACTAATGATATTATTGCGGTTAGATAGAAGATAGTTATTGCCTCTGACATTAGTTATCTCATTGATGCGTTAAAACATTCATTAGAACATACGGTCTTGTTTTCAGTCATTTCTTTACCGCACTCCATACATTCGTATAGTTCTTCATCTTCCCAATTCTCGATTTCCCCAATTTTTATTATTGTGTTCATTTAAGTTTTTTAATATTTCTTTTAATTGTTGATTTTGTTTTATTAGACTCCTGTTTAAATGTATTGATTTTATATACTTTGATTTAAAGTAATCTCTTGATTTAAATTTCTTTGCCTCTCTTTTATACAAAGATGCGACCTTTTTATTTATCGTATCATACATTTCTATATAGTTCGGTTCGTGTTTAGAAATCCAATTGTCAAACAGATTTACTCCGTGTACTATTGTAGCGTGGTTTTTATCTACAATATTAGCTATTGATTGAAAAGTTCCTAAATTATAATCTCTGCATACTTTATAAAACATAGCTCTTGCATATACATAATCTGGTATTCTCGAATTGTATGTTATATCAAGTCCTGTTACGTTGTTTACTATTTCTTTAATTTCATTTAAATCCATATTCTAATTCTTTTATCGCTTTTAATATTCCTGCACAAGCCTCATAATCCTCTATTTCCTCATAGAGCTTTAATGTCTTATACATTTCTTTTATTGATACTCCGTTATCAAAGTCTATTAGTGCTAATAGATAAAATTCATTTATTGCTCTTTTATTCAAAACATCCTAAGTTGGGATTTATATTTAATTAGTCTTTTGTCCGCAATATTACAATATTCTTTTGAGATTTCACTTCCTACATAATTTCTGTTTAATAGAATAGAAGCTTTAGCGGTTGTACCTGTTCCCATAAAGGGGTCATAAATTAAATCTCCTTCTTTAGAAAAATAATTTATAAAGTATTTAGGCAACCAATCACCAAACGAAAAGGAATGTCCTTTGTTTTCTTTATCATTATTTACTGGTTTTATGATGCAATTCCTGACATAATCTCCATTGTAGTTACTAAAGTTACAATGTTTAAATGTTGATTTATCGGGATTATCTTTAGAGAAACAAAAAATGTATTCATAACCTCTTGATACACCATTATCATTTATATTACTCGGGGGGTTGGTTTTTGCCCATATAAAAGTTTCTTTAAGTTCTTTGTTAAAATTATTAAGTATGTTTCTTACTACACCTCTATTGCCCTTTACTTCCTGTATATTCCAAAAAATATAGTATTTAGTTACCCTCAACAACTCTTGAATCCATTTGTTTGTTTGTTCAAAATATTCTTCTAATGGTAAATCATCTGAATAAGACTCGTAAGATAGTGATTCTTTTCCACCCCCATTTTTTCTACCATTCCCCATATTATAAGGGGGGGAAGTAACAACTACATCCAAAAAATCATTTGGCATCTTGGACATAGTTGTCATACAATCCTCTTGATATATTTTATTTATATCAATCATTACTAATCAATTTGGCAAACTCAAAGTCATTCATATCATATAGTTCGTGAAGTTTATTTTTTATATTCTCTCTATGTTGTGTAATCATTTGCCTTTTTGATTTCAAATAACTAATATAAGCATCAACCCTACTAACAAAATCCTTTACGTTGTCAGGCGATTGAAATTTGACTGATTTACCAAAACCGACCACTCCCGATAAAGTGTGAGAGGGAAAATTATATTTTAGTCTAAAGTGTTTTGTCAAAAGGTAAGTTGTTTGAGCGAATATCATTTCATTAAAAATTACAGTACCCTTTTTAAATTTAGGCTTATTTTTTACAAATATACTTAGTATTTTATCTAAAGTTAAACCACTTTGTTCCATTCTATTTTGGATAAATTCATAATTCGGATATTGTTCATTATCATACCCAAAATTAATCCACGAATGTAAAAAATCATCAAGAACCCATCCCTTACCAGTGGTGTTGAGTTTAGCAATTAAATCAATAACATCCCTTTTAGTATTACATTTTATTACCGAAACCTCAACCAAATCATTTGATTTCATCAAACTATAAAGAGCAGTTAAAGTGTGTTGCCCATCCCCAATAGCTTTCTTATCGTTATCATATTTTAAGACAACAAGTACAGGGGGTTTTATCAATCCATAGGTTAATAAAGAATCTCTTATCCCATTTGCGTGACTTTCCTTGATTTTTCTATTAAAAGGCAATAGATTTTCCTGTTTTAGAAGTTCGCCCACTTCTTTTTTTGTAATTGTGATTGTTGGTGTTTTGTAATGTTTCATTTTATTAAATTTATGTGTTGCCTACTCTATCAGCTTTTCGGCTACCGCTATTTTGTATAAAGATATTAATTTTTTATTAACTAACAAATTTTATTATAATATTCCCCTCATTACATATTGGTCTATGTCGGTATCACTATCAAAGAAGTATTTATAATTATCGATAGCCTGAATAAACTTTTGCCTACCTCTTTCTATAAATTCTTCACTCGTGTCGAATATTCCAACATCAGTACTTTTTTTGTCTATAACTAAAAAGGTAAACTTCTCCTTATCAAATAATCTTAAATATAAATAGGATTGTAAGTCATACCCATATTTATCAGCACTATATCTAAAGGTGGATAAATCTGCCGTGGTTTTATAATCTACGATAGTATCATCTCTTAATATATCTGCCTTTCCTCTTATAGCATAACCATCAAGCATTTTAATCATAGGCACCTCAAACTCTGCTTTGTTTAATAGTTTGAGTGCTGCTTCATTTCTTAGGATTGCATCGGTTAATCTTTGAGCTTCTTGCTTTTCTTTTTCAAGAAACACCTCATGATGTTTTTCCTTTGCCTGCTTGTAAATCTTTGTGTTCTTAGTACTCGCATCAACAAAGTGAATGTTGTCTATTATATTAGGTTCCAATAGCATCCAATGAGTTAGTTTACCAGTTGATAAAGCAGCAGAATCTTCACTACCGTACTTCATTATATTTCTGTAAGTCTTTGGACTTTTAAGCAATAATTTTAGACTACTACTGCTCAATGCGTGTTTGCCTAAATGACCGTAGTAAAACTCATCGCTATACATTTGGGTAAGAATTTCATCCAATCCCCAAGGCTCTCCGTTTAAAAGTATTATCATAGGTTTATTATTTCAGCTTCTTCTGATAATCTTTTATCAAGTTCTTGTTTACACCTTTCTCGATAGCCATCTAAAACCATCGGATTGTTGATTGCTTTTTCTAATTCCCAATAGGTTAGGGAAGAATAATAATAGTTTTCGTAATTCATCTTTTTTATATTTATGTTTCAAATGTAGTTATTATTTTTTAATTAACAAATCTTTTTTTTCTAATTTTTCAATCCTGCCTAAAATAATTATACAAAACCTTTGGAGTTCTCTCAACTCCTTTTGCATTTTAATTAAATTACTTTCTTTCATTTAAATCTTTTTTTAGTCGTTCTATATAACAAGCACCATCCAATAGTTCCTCTTGTAAGTGTTGTAACCACTCTAAGGTAGATAACTTACTATCATTTAGTGTAGTGTCGTATTTTGTTATTCCAATCTTGCTTCTTAGCGAAAGCATATCTTTCACCTTTTCCACTATTGGGTCATTTATATCTTTTAACCTACGTGTGTTAATTGTTGAGTTTGTTTCCCAATACTTAGTTATTGAATCGCTCATAGACCTAATTGTATTTTGGTTTTTAGTTTATTTATTTCATTTTCCAATTCCAATACTTTTGATTCTGCTTTAGTGGCTCTATCTATTGCCCTAAGTTTATCACTACGGTATTCTGATTGTATTTGCTCGTGATACAATTCGTTTTCATAAATCTCAATCACATAATGATTTATACTAACTATTGATTCTAACATATCATCAAGTTCTTTTATTGGCTTTTTCTTTTTCCAATTTAAAAGATTATTTGTTATAACCTCAAAGTCTGTCAGGTATCTAATATGTTTTAGGTTGTGAAGTTTTTTGTTCATTGTTTTAAAATCTGCATTTCTTACAATTCCATTTCACGCCTAAATTATTAATAAATTCTATAAAATCAAATTCTTTTTGAGGATACTGCCATTGTTTTTCATAATACCAAGCGGTAACCTTACATTCTTTTAAAGGAATATTAATGTCGTCATCTTTAAAATTATGTTCGACTTTTATAGCAATACCAAATTCACCCCAAGCATCACAAATCCTTTCTAATATTAATTTTTGTCCTGTTGGTATTTTGTTGTATTTTCTTTTTACCTCTCCCAATATTAAAATCTTGTTATCAAATTCCAAAACAAAATCAATATCACTTGGGTGCAATTTTCCATTTTGCACTCCTGTAAAATCTACAACTTGTTTTACCTGCTTTGTATTTCTGATTAAACTATCCACCTATTCAGAAATGTATTTATTATATATAGTTTCAAGTTTTTTATAAACCCCACTAACAAAACAAGGTGAGCAGCTGGTGGGTTGTGCATTTTGTTTAAATACCCTATTGTATATTTTTAACATCTCATTTTGCTCTTCTGATTTAATAGTGGTTTTTCTACTTGAAAATGTATCAGCTAAATAATTAAATTCATCTTCATTTAAACATTCAGGTTTTTCATATCTAAATATTTCGTTTAGTTTATTCTTTCTTTCATCACATCCGCAATCTTCTCCCGCTAAAAACTTTACTGCCCTTTTAATTCCTGTGGCGGTTGTTATCTTTTCTATTGTATCCCCAAGCCCTTGGCTTTCTTTCGCGTGGTTTTCTTTCCACTCTTTGTAAGCTTTTGTTCTTTTGTCGCCTTTAAATTTTGTCATAATCTTCGTTTTTAAAATCTTCGTAATCTTCTTTAAATAATTCTTTTAATTCATTTTTACATTTTTTTAAAGTATTAAAAATACTCACCCAACTAATGTTGGTTTCTTTGGCTATTTTTCTAATAGACATATCCGTGTCTGAATACAATTTAAATAATGTCTTATCGTACCAACGCCACTGTTCTATATGTTTATTTATTTTTAAACTCAAATGATTATATCCTATTTGTTCATCCATTTCCGAATAGTCCTGAATTTGGATGTAATTCTCGTCATCATCAAGTCTAACTTTTTGAATTTTATTCTTAGTATTAAGATACTGTAACCAAGTAGTTCGAAGGGTAAAAAACATATATCCCCTACTAACAATATCATCTTTAATAATTTTTTCCTCATTTGCGTATTTGTATAGTATAATGTAAGATTCCTGTACAATGTCCTCTGCAAGGTCATATTCCCCAAATGAATTAACTATTTTAATCCACTCTTTATGCCTTTCGGCTACCTTACTTAACCATTGACCTCCCATATAACCGTAATGCTTATCACACCAATTAAACACTGTAAAGTGTACTCCGTAGATGTATTATCATCTTCAATAAAAGTTTCGTCATTTACTAAAGCACCAATTACAAAACCTTTAATTGGACTTATTAATATCTCCGCTTTGTTTCTATATCCAATGACTATAAATATAAATCCTATAATATATAAAAATATAAAGATTTTAACTACTGGCATTGATAATAAATATGATATGTCCATTTAAAATATTATTGGTTCTTCTTTTTTCGAGTGTAAAATATCAATTCCCATAAATTCAAATCCCACATTATTCCTTGACATTCTTAATTTAATTGGCTCTTCATAAGGAGTACACCTACCTCCTGTTTCGTTTTCCTTAACTTTAAGCACGTGTAAATGACTATACATCCAATCTATTGGACTTGATGTATATCTGTGAATACAAATGACATCATCAGCTCTATTTCCCCATTTACCACCACCCTCGACACCAGCTAAACCCAATGGCAAAGGTAAATTTTCGTATTCGTGTCCTTTTGGATGTGTTCGCCTTAAACTTTCCGTAACACCGTGAGCATTTAAAAATAAAGTTATTTCCTCTTTCTTTGCAAATAATCTTAATTCTGATGCTACTTGATAATCATACTCGTGTCCACCAACTGTCCTTAAAAGCTGATGTTCTTTTGCTAATG